AATTACGCCAAGTTATGCTTGACGGCGCAGACGAGATTACGGCGCAGATGTTCAGCGAGACGCTCTATCCCGCAATGCGCCGTAATATCGAGACGATTGCGCGTCTGTTCGCAGACGAGATGCGCGCCGAGGTCGGTGTTGCGGTCAACGTTGACGCGCTGCTGGCGGATTGGGCGGAAGAAGCGACGCGCCGCCAGGTGGAAGAATTGCTCTATCCGTACACGCGCGATTACATCGCCCGCGCGGTCGCGGCGTGGCGGCGGATGCCGGGCGCGGATCGCGCCGAACTCATCCAGATGATAGAACCGGTCGTCGGGGCAAAGCGCGCCGAGACCGTCGCCATCACCGCCGCGACTGAAGCCGCAGCCGCGGGCGTGCGGGCGTACCGCGACGGGTTGCGCGCCGAGCATAATCTGGAGTACGTGATGATTTGGGAGACCGCGAATGATGAGCGCGTCTGCCCGATATGCGGCGCATTGCACGGCAAGCGTGAGGACGAGTGGGGCGGGCGGAGCGGGCCCCCGGCGCACCCGCGCTGTCGGTGCGGCGTCAGACTGGAGCGGATCGATGCGGGTTAGCGTTGCTGTCGATCTGGATAACGCATTGCGCAAACTGCTGCCGCGTGCGGCGCGGATCGAAGCCGCGCTTGACGCGGGCGCGACCGCTGCGCACGGTGTGATGCAAATCTATCCGCCCCCGCCCGCCGGATCGCGTTATCGGCGGACGGGCAATCTGCGGCAGAAGTTGAGGATCAAGAAACTGTCGCGAACGTCGCGGATCGTCGAGAACACCGCGTCGTATGCTCGGTATGTGTACGGAATGCCGCAAGCGCGGGTGCATCGCGGACGCTGGGCGTCGCTGAGGGACGCGGCGGAAGCGGCGAAGAAGGAAGCAATCGCGGTGCTGAAGGGGAGGTGAGGAGATGGAGTGGCAGACCGCGCCCGGCGCGGCGCTGAAAGCAATCGAGAGCGGCGACGTTGAGGGGTTGCTCGTGGTGTTCGGCAGTCCCGACGCAACCGATCTCGAAAACGAGTTCTTTACGCGGGAAACCGACTTCGGTCGTCTACGCGAAACCCCGATCTGGCTCAACCACGCGCAGCCCGTCAAAACCGCGTCGGGGGTTATCTTGATAGAGGAACCGATCGGCTACGGCGCGCTGGAAATGACCGACGAGGGGGTGATCATCCGCGGGCTGCTCGATGCGAAATACCGCTACCTCGCCCAGATTGCGGACGAGTTGGGCTGGTCGAGCGGGACGGCTGCACACCTCGTGGTGCGCCAGCCGGTCGGGAAAGCGCTCCACATCAAACGCTGGCTGCTGGGGCTGGATGCGAGCATCACGCCGACGCCCGCAGAGCCGCGTACAATGCTACGAAACGTCTATCGGTTAGTCATCAAGTGAAGGAGGAGAAGGAGAAGATGACGGAAATCGTAATGAACCAGTCGGAACTCGCTGCCGAGATCGCTGCGCGGCTGCGTGACGAGGTGGCGGCGGCGGTGAAGGCGCAGAGCGTCGGCGTGGCGACAACCGCAACCACTTCGGAAGGCGAAGGCGTATCGTTCGGCGACTTCTTGAAGTGCGTAGCAACCAACGACGTTCAGCGTCTGCGCGCGGTCTACAAGAGCGCGAAAGCGCTAGACGAGACGACCGGCGCAAGCGGCGGCTTTCTGGTGCCCGCCCAGTTCGAGGAACGCATCCGCGCCGTCGGCGCGCCGATGCTGTTTGATCAACTCGTCGCCGCCGGTCGCGGTCCGCTGATGCTGCGCACCAACGCTGCGGAACTAGCGCTGCCGGTGCTGGAGCAAGACCAAGCGCCGAACGTCGAGAGCAGCGCGCTGGTGGGCGGCGTGCGGCTGGTCTGGCGCGAACAGAGCGCAGACGTTGCGGAAAGCGAACCACGCTTCGAGCAGCGCATCTTCCGCCCGCACGCGGCAGACGCCTACGTTGCGGCATCAACCGAACTCATCACCGACGCGCCGCAGGCGTTGGAAGACACGCTTGTTACGCTCTTCGGTCGCGCCTACGCGGTGCTGAAAGCGCGCGTGATGCTGCGCGGCACCGGCGTCGGTCAACCACGCGGGATTGTGGGGCATCCCGCGACGATCAGCGTGACCCGCTCCACCACAGGCACGCAGGTTGAGCGGGACACCACCACCATCCTCGATATGATCCAGCGCCTGCTGCCCGGCAGCGCAACCGCGGTATGGATCGCCCATCCGTTCTGGCGGGCGCGGCTGATGGCGACGCGGCTGGCGGAAACGCTGTTGTACACCGTCAATGGACAGTCGCTTATCTACGGCGATACGCTGGCGGGTATTCCGATTGCGTACAGCGAGCACTTGCCCGCCGTCGCCGAAGCCGGATCGCTGGTGTTGGCGGATTTGTCGTACTACGCAATGGTGGAGCGCGCGTCGTTCAGCGTCGCCTTCAGCGAGCACGTGCGCTTCCTCAAGCGGCAGTCGGTGTGGTTGTTCGGCGTGCGGATCGACGGCGCGCCGCTCGTCAACGCGCCGCTGATCCTCGCCGACGGCGCGGGTACGAACACCGTCAGCCCGTTCGTCGAGATTGCGGCCGGGTAGTAGTAAGCGGGGCTGTCACAACACAGTATAGAAATAAAAGAAGATGCTGTGTTGTGACGCTGCTGATAACACCGGCGGGCGCGGGGGAGTACTACGTTTGGGTGAGGCGGACTGTCACAACACAGTATAGAAATAAAAGAAGATGCTGTGTTGTGACACTGCTGCTAGACCAACGGCGGGCGCGGGCGTCACAACAGTCGGGCGCTGTCACAACACGCTCTATAAATAAAAGAGATGCAGGTGTTGTGACGGCGACGGGTTACGGATCAACGGTTGAACAATAGCGGGCGCTGTCACAACACGCTCTATAAATAAAAGAGATGCAGGTGTTGTGACGGCGCACTAGAGGAGGAGCATACGATGCTTGTTCAGGAGACCATCCAGCCGCTGCTGCGCTACTTCAACGCTAACGTAACAGCGCCTTCGGAAACGTCGGTTATCAGCATCGCAAACGCGCAGGCGGTGCGTATCGTTGCACACACCGGGACGGTGGCCGACACCGCGTCGTTGCAAGTACACGTCAACGACACAAACAACACAAACAACTCGACGCAGTTGACGGATAAGGCAATCGCATCGCTGGCGTCTAACCGCACCTACGAGATTTTCGTTACCGGTGCGGAGGCATACGCAGCGAAAACGCACGCATCGCATATGTTTGTACGCATCGCCGGAACGGGTACGGCGCAGATTGCGATTGAGATTTCGGCGTTCCCGGCGCGCGACGTTCCCGCGTCGCTGCCATCCGGCTGGACGCGCGTGCTGTGAGGTGACAGATGTACGCGACGTTGGCGCAGTTGAGGGAATACCTTAGCGTCACAACAACTGTTGATGACGCGCTGCTAACCGATCTGATCACACGCGCTACTGCGGTTATCGAACAGATGACGCGCAAGACCTTCACTGCGCCGGCGGCGACATCTCGGACGTTCGGACGCGAGGCGATGCTGTGGGACGCGCAGTTGCGGCGGGATTATCTACTGCTGCCGTCCGGCGTCTACATCGCGCAACTGGTCAGCGCGACCGACGGCGACGGTGATGCGATCCCGTCGACGGAAATCGACACGCACCCGCCCGACGCGCCGTACACCGTCCTCGCGCGGCGCGACCGGCGCTGGTGCGGCGCGTCACAGCAGGCGACGATCACCGCACGGTGGTGCTACAGCATCGCCCCGCCCGCCGATATTGTGCACGCAACAATCCGTCTCGCCGCGTGGATGTACCGGCAACGCGGGACGGCGAACGACCCGGATCGCCCGACGGTCGCCGACGGCGGGCTGGTGCTGCTGCCGTCGGCGCTGCCGGACGACGTACGCGCGATATTGGAGCGCTACCGCGATGTCGTATAGTACGGTTGTAGACGTTATCGAGTTGCTGGCGGGGCTGGCGGTGCAGTACAACAGCGCCGTCGTTCCCGTTCGGCGGTTATCAACGCAACCGAACTGGTCAGACGCGGCGCAGTTGCCGGTGCGGATTATTCCGACGCTCGGCGGACTGCGTTTGGTGGAAGGCGGCGTCTACACCCCCACGCGCGCAACGCGCGCGGTGTGGGAGATTGATGATCTCTTACTCGTGCGCGACGTTGGAATGGGGCGCGGTGTTGCGGATACGGCGGCGGCGCTGGCGGACTACATCGAAGACTACGTTGCGCGGCTGCGCTTCGCGTGGTTGACGCGCGGCGACGTGCAGTTGCTCAATGTCAGCGGGATAGTGGATGTTGTCAGATACGGCGAGCGGGCGTATGAGGGCGTTGCGATGACGACGCGCTTTGCGCACCTCATCCGCGCGCCGTCGGCGTAGGAGGTTACGGATGTCACACTCTGGAGTTATTGCCGGGCTTTACGCGGGTAATTTCGCGGTCGAGATTTCGACCAACGGAACGACGTGGACTGCGGTTTCAAACGCAACCGTCAAAATAGACGACGTTGAGCTTTCGCGACCAAGCGGTGAGGCGTACGTTGGCGGTTCAAGCGATTATGCGACGGTGACCGTCGGGAAGCGCGAACCGGTCGAACTCACATTGACGTTTTTGTACAACGAGGATACGAACTCTGCGGCGAATACGATCTTTGGTCAGTTCCAAAGCGCCTCGCCGCGCCTCGGTGTGCGTTGGTCGCCGCGCGGGTTGGTCAGTCAGGCGCGCGCCTACGCAACCAGCAACGACGGCGGGACAACGACGGGGTTAGGGGTGATCACCAACGTTACGCTCAGTGCACTCGATCCGGGCGACGCGGAACCGTATGTCGCTATGGTGACGGTGCGAACGCCGTCGTTGCGACAGTACACGCTTGGAAATGACCCGACCAATCTCTCGTAAGGAGGAGACGAGATGAGCACACCGGCGAATATCTACGACGTTGACGCGATCTACGTCGACCGCAACGCGCTGCTTATACGCGACGCGGCAACGCTGCTCAATCGCGAACTGACGCCCGAAACAATCGCGCGTCTGGTGCGGCGGGCAATCGGCAACCAAGCCGACCTCTTCCCGATCCGCGCACTCCGACGTGTTTACGAGCGCGTGCTGCCGCAAATCTTTGAACCCGACGCCGCAATTCGGGCGCGGGTCGAGGGAATGCGTCCGAACGTGGCAACGATCACGCTTGGGGAATACCATCAGTTTTTGGACGCAAGCGAACGAAGGATCGCGTTCCCTGAAGTCGCAGCGGTAATACTGACGAAAGCATATGGCGAGGACATTCTCAACGAACCGTATGCCGCTGCCGCGTTACTGCTGAAGAAAATCTTCGACAGTATCGGCGACGAGGGAAACGAGTAGCGCGGGCGACGGCGTTAGGTCTGCTCGACCTCGCGCCGCTGCCCGCCGCGTACACCGAATTGGTGTTGTGCAGAGACATCTACCACTGCACGCCCGACGCGCTTGATCGTCAGTCGCTCCGGCGCGTAGCGCAGCATCTTGCGGCGCTGCGCGCGGAGCGGCGGCACCAGGCGCTGGTCGCAGCGCATCAACGGAAACGGCGATGAGCGACGTCGTCATCAAACTGAGCGCAGTTGACGCCGCCAGCGGCGTGCTGGAGCGCGTCGCCCAGAACGTGCGCGGCGTCGGGAAAGCCGCGGACGCCCAGCGCGGCGCGTTCGGCGCGTTGGAACAGATCGCTGTCGGCGCGCTGCGGCAGATCGGCGCGGCTGCGGTCAATCTGGCGGCGGCGGGGATTGCTGCGCTTGGAGATCAACTGCGCTCCAGCATTGACGTTGCCGCGAACTTCGAGAGTGCGCTCTTCCGCTTCCAAGCCGTCGCGGGCGACTCGCTGACGAAAGCCGGACTGTCGTTTGATGATGTCAAGCAGAAAGCGCTTCAGTTAGGTTCGTCAACGCAGTTCAGCGCACAACAAGCGCTGGATGCGATGACCGAACTGGTGAAAGGCGGCGTCAACGTCAAAGATGTGATGGGCGACGCGACGGATGCGACGCTGGCGCTTGCCGCAGCCGCGCAACTCAACCTCGCCAACGCCGCCACAATCGTTGCGAAGCAGTTGGGCGTCTGGGGCGAAACCGGCGTAACCGCCGCGAACGTCGCCGACCTCCTCGCGTCCGCCGCGAACGCAAGCACCGTAGACGTTGAGGAACTCGCGCTCGGTCTGGCGAACGTCGGCGGCAGCGCGAAAGTCGCCGGACTGTCGTTCCAGGAGACAGTCCAGACGATGGCGCTCATCGCGCCCTCATTCAGCAGCGCCGCCGACGCCGGTACGTCGCTAAAAACATTCCTTCAGCGCCTGATCCCGACGACCAAAAGCGCGACGGAAAAGATGATCGAGTTGGGACTTGCAACGAAGGATGGGAAGTCGAAATTTTTCGACGCGAAGGGCGAGTTTATCGGGATGGAGGCGGCGGCGCGGTTGTTGCACGACGCAACGAAAAACCTCAGCGAGGAGCAGAAATTTCTCGCATTGAACACCATCTTCGGAACCGACGCAATCCGCGCCGCTGCTGCAATCGCCGGAGCCGGCGCAGAGGGGTTCAACGAGATGGGGCAGGCGATGAAGGACGCGGGCGGCGCGGCGCAAGCGGCGGCGATAATGCAGCAAGGGTATAAGTTCACGCTTGACCAGTTCAACGCCGCCGTCGAAACGCTGCAAATCACCGTCGGCAGCGCGCTGTTGCCGCATCTCACGCAACTCGTCGCTGCGGCGGCGGAAGGCGTCAATACGTTCACCGCTTGGGCGTCCGGCATCCTCAGCGCCGCCGATCCCGTCGCGGCGCTTGCGGCGCAGATCGGGCTGGTCGGGGTGACGACCGATGGCGTGCAACAGACGGTCGCCGTTGCTGCGGCTGCGATCTTCGCAGCGTGGGACTCGTTGAGCGCCGCGCTTGCGCCCTCGGCGCAGACGGCGTGGAGCGCAGTGCAGTCTACGGTGCAGACCGCGCTTGCGGCTGTGCAGCAAGCGATACAGTTTGCAACCGCGCTGGCGGTGCGCGTCTGGAA